TCATTTTGTACCGTCAGGGCCGGCGGTACCGTTTTTAAACAAGATTGGGCCCATTCCGTTAATGACTTTCAAGCTGCCCTCTCGTGTTGGCCTGGTATAGTCGTTTGTCATGTCGATGTTTTTGTGACCTAACCAGTGCATGACGGACATTTGAGGCAAACCGTCCTGAAGTGCTTGGGTTGCAAAATAGTGACGCAACATATGCGGACGAAGCTCAATTCCAGTTGCCTCTTTAACACGTTGAAACAGATTTCGGTTGATGTTGCTCGGATGAACCGGCATCCCAGTTTTCTCATTCAGATATATGAATGTCTCAGGCCCAATCTCTCGATGAGTACGTGTCAAAATGTTCTTTGCATACTGAAGGGAATAGTCAATGTAGTCAATAATTGGGCCTGTCACATAGTTTGTGCGATAGCTGCTAGGAGTTTTTAAGGGACCGCCTAATGGCTGCTGCGGCGTTCTGCCAACGTAATAAGTGATTTCATAGTATGGCTTGCCTTCGGTTGTTCCTCGTTTGAATGAACGAAATTGAAGGCCAGCGAGTTCTTCACGCCGCTCACCAAGAGTCAAAAGGTACAGCATTGTAAGCTGATACTTATTCAAGAGCTTCTGGGCTGTGGCCATGAATTTCGCATAGTCTTCATCGGTAATGGAAACATCTTTAGGTGGCTTGGCACCATTAATGAGGATTCCTCTTAGCATGTTCTTACGGATAATATCGTTGTGCTCAGCATCGTTCATGATGATCTGCATGACTGAGTTAAGCGTACGCATTGTGGTTTGAGCCAAACCTGATTTGATCTTCTCATCAATAAACTGCTGATATTCTGATCTTGATATTTTGCTCATTGGGCGGTTCCCGAATCTTTCTTGCAAATGTTTTCTATAGTATGTCTTTTTTTGAATAACTGTAGCTGGCCTCCAAACGCCGAGCTCCTCACGGTTCTTCACCAAGGCAGCAAAATAAGCATTCAAGGTAACACCGCGGTGAGTTAGAGGATTAATGCCACCCGTAACTAAGGATGCTTCAAATCGTTTTAATTCGCCTTCTGCATCGTGCCAATTTGTAAATCCCGATCTTGTGTATTCGTCACGCTTTCCTACACTATTTTTAAATCCACGACGAATGCCATATCGAGTCCCGCGTCGTGTTTCGTACCTGTAAACATTAGGATGGTGAGGAACTTCTTTCCATTTACGCAAAGCGTTCATATCCTTTCTATGTGTAGTTTTTTGGTTAAAATTCAAACGTATGTTCGTTTTACCTTTAAAATAAAAGCCCCACGCTGGGGCAGATTTATTAATTTACGTTATATGTTTTGGTACCGATTGTTTTGAAGTCAGCATTGCTAAATTCGACCGTTACTGGATTTGTATTCTTCAGGCTGTAAATAAGCACGGTTTCAACTGTTTTACCAGGCAACAGAGAGTTTTGAAGATTGTCTTCCTGCGCTTGTAAGGGACTGTTACCGTCATCGTTCATCTTGACCATTCCGGTGTCGAGTTGAACATTTGAAGTGTCCGTCTTTTGTTTAGCGTGTATTACCATATAAAAGTTAGAAGGATCTTGTTCTTTTTTTGAATTGTTGCGAATCGTATTGTAAATTACGAGCACTTTCTGGCCATCTTCAACGCTATCTCGCACTTCTGACTTTGTTAATGTCATTGTTTCGTTACCAGCGTAGAAAACCGGATCCTTGAAGAACCATTCGTGATTTGCATCTGTTGGGACGGAAGAAGCATCGGTCTTTTTCTTTGTTCGGGTTGCCTTATTTACAGCCTTTTCAGTATTGGCGGGCGAGCTACCCTTGCTCGCACTATTTGAATTGCCACAGCCAGCTAATGTGGTCACAGTCAAGAGGCTCAAACCAATTAGTATTGTTTTCTTCATTTTTTTCCTCCAAAATATTCAGCTTTTATAGTCATCAGTATTTGGACTGATTGATATAGTAGAGAAGATTAAAAATCCGCCCATTCATTTTTTGGTGGTTCAGTGGCACCGACTTGACTATCATTATTTGAAACAGGTGATTGAGATTCATGCTGCTCTTTGTTCGCAGTTTCTGGAACAACTTGATCATGCACAAAATCGATTAATGTATCACGGTTCCAAGTGTCTATTCCGGCCTCTTGCGCCAATGCTATAGCGCTGGGAGTAAAGTAGTTATTTGTTATGACAACTGCCTTATCGACTTTGTAGAATTCTTTTCCTGATATTGCCTCTTGGAGCGCTTTATTACCAACTGGTGAAGAATAATGCTTGCACTGGAATCCATATGACGTTTTCCCCATCTTTGCTAGAACGTCAATACCTTGATCTCCAGAAGAAATTGTCACATTAACCTCTTCAAATCCCAGCTTTTCCAGCATTCTTCCACTATATTTTTCAAATTCACGGCCATTCAGCTTGTCGATTCTCTTTATTTCCTTATTAACAATTATGCTAACAGCATCTTTATTTGTTCTTATCAGGTCTTGCTGCTCGTTTTTAAGTTCTTTGATCTTTTTCTCTAAATTTGATATCTCATCATTGAGATCTTCTTTACTAGCTTTTTGCTTGACGGGCCGGAAAGCAGATGCTGGTGTGGTGTAAACAAAGTCCTGCGATGTTTCTTTTTGTTTTGCTTTTCTGCGCTTAATTAACCAAATAGTAAGGATAACGAGTACCAGTGATATTGGGATTGCTACATACCAGTAATAGATAAACAGGAACACAATCAGCACAATCCCTAAACAACCTAATAAATTATCCAAAAGACCACCGCCTCATCAAATGCACTCGCTTGTTGCGTATAAAAACTTCCCAATTATTTTGAAGTCTTGAATCCCGTCTTTGGGGAATACATATGGTTTAAAAGATGGGTCCCATGATGATGGCTCAAACATAACCGCAAGTGACGTTTCTCTAAATCGTTTGATTGTGGCATTTTCTGAGTCGATCATAACGGCAACTATATCACCGCTTTCTGGTTCTAAATCTTTCGAGAATACTGCTGTATATCCATTGGGAATTTCTCGATTCATGGATTCGCCGTCAACTTTAAGCGCGAATAAGTTCTTTGCTCCGTATCTTTTAGCAAAGCTCTTAGTAACATTTATCTGACCGATAATATCTTGTTCAGCCCACTTGGCAACGCCGGCTTGAATTTCTCCATAAACCATTACTGGTTGGTCAGCAACTTCGTCAGAAATTGGTATCGCATTTTTTGGCAATTTGTCTGTCGATTCAATATAGCCAGCTAATTCCATTAGCTTTATTGGATCAACATTGTATGCCTTGGCAAGCTCGCGTAAAACTTCCGGCCCAGGCAAATATTCTTTTCCTCGTGTGTTAATTCCTCGTTCGGCAAGGGATATTGTGTTGTGGCTTAATGCCCCATGAGTAAGATCAGCTACCTCACGAAGTGATCTTTTCCCACGCAGTTGTCGCAGGTACTGGCCAAGTTCTGTCATGTAATCACTCCCATCTATAATTGTAAAGTTAGCGTTACAAAAAAACTACGAAATTTTTGTAATAAGTTGTTTACAATATGTAATGCATGGTGTACTATATATCTTGTAAGCAAAGGAGGTGTGTTTATGAACAAACTTTATGAGTATCGTCAAATGAAACACTTATCTCAAAGCGAGTTAGCACGCAAGAGTGGGCTTTCTCGGCAGACGGTCATCATGGTTGAACAAGGTAAGCAAAGTCCTACATCAGTTACTGCTAAAAAGATTGCAGACGCTTTAGGGTCAACAATTGAGCAAATTTTTTTTGCGGATGATGTAAACACCGGAGTACGAGACACGGAAAACATTATTCCCGCCCAGCGAGAGGAGGTGGCACGATGAATGAGAAAGAACCAAATCGTCAAACGCTTGTTGAGATGGCGAAGCTAGTTTCAGGATTAACGCAAATCGAGTGGGATCAGATTAAGCATTCCATTGATGCTCAGTTCGGAAGAAAGGTCGCCAAGCTCCAACTTGACGACCCCGAAGAAATATTAAACCAGATGAGAATGTCTGTTATTTCGTCACGACTTGTATCAGAGCAGGATTTACACGATAGTCTTCACCCGCATAACTGATCATGATGAAAGGATCGTTATACAGGCTGTCGTAAATTGGATCAACGTTGGCCTTATCCTTGCCGGAATTAAGAAGTGCTCCTTCTTCCCACCAAATATAGGGAGATGCCTGACGTGGCCCCATCACAACATCATCGGCCTCAGTAAGATCAATCCATTTTCCAGCAAGGTTAGCAACAATATGCTTAGACATTTTTATCACCTCCTTCAGAGCAATTATCTCACTTGAAGGAGAAACGAAGTATTGAAATTTCAAACAGCGAGAGGAGACAGTCAAATGAACGAAAACGAGCGCAAACAAATAGCACAAACAGCCGATGCACTTTTGGAAGAGGCAGCCCAGCTGATTGCGCTATCCAACAAATTATCAAGGCTCATCGGTAACATCCACAACGACTGAGTCCGGGTGAATCCCGTTCCGAATGGAATCAATTGTTTTCACAGCCGATTCCTTGCGGTGGTATGGCTCACTGGTCGCCACGACTTCATTATTCGCAGATTTTATCACGAAGTAGTATTGGCCATCAGGTGCCTTACGGATCGAAAAGTACATTTTAATCACCTCCCTTCGATGCAATTATCGCACTCGGCGGGAGGCAATCACACAATATTCAGTTTTCAAGTTAAGGAGGTGAGTCACATGGCTCGAGAGCAAATGATCGAAGCGCTGATGAGCTACCGCGATGATAAGCCCAAAGCTTTTTGGGAAACCATGGACGATGACATGCTCGAAATGGCAATCAGTGCTGAAAGGGAACGTGCAAGGAACGAAATGATTGATTACCTTGCTACAGCTTAATCATCGCATATATCGCCGTGAAACTACTATATCGGCGGTACACATTTAAAGGAGGTGTGGTTATGGCAATTAACATCTTTCAGGAATTTTCAAGAGGCCTTCAAGAAGAGGGCCTAACCCGTAAGAACTTGGCTGCGAAAATGCACGTTACGCAAGCCGCTGTCAGTAATTGGGAGGCAAGAGGCATACCGGACGATAAGCTGATTCCCATGGCACTTGCAATTGGCAATGATCGCTTTCTAAAAGCGGTGATCGAATATCAAACCGGATTAAGAGTCTTTGCTGATGATCTCGATACTGATAATCCGCTTGTTGTTTATCTATACGAAAAAATGGCCCAAAAGAAATTTGAAGAGGCTAGAGAACGAGCAGAACCAGCGATGTCTAAAGGACGTGATCACTTCACATCAACCGACGTGAGCAAGATCAGATCATACATCGATTCAGGTGAATCACTAGTTGAAAGTCTGGAAAGTCTAATCGGATCACTAAAATCCCAAATCAGACCAGTAGAGAAGGTGAAAGCATGGATGTAGCGGTGAAAGTTAATGAGGACGACAAGCTTGCAGAACTCATTGCGGTTCATCTTGCAGACAATCTTAAGCCAGTGGTTCAGGCGATGGTAAACAAAGCTGTTGAAGATGCTTTGCCTGGCCACGGAATGAACAAGGGCGAGTTAAGTGCAAAGCTGAAGCTGTCACTTGGTACCGACGCCTTTGAACGTATTGCATATCAATCAGGTATGCCACGATACGAATCTGGCAATGATGGTCACAAGAAGAGCGACAAGTCTCGTGACCGTTGGTACTCAAAGGCAGTTGACAAGTTCATGGAAACATACACGGAGGACTAACGATGTTAGAAGCGATCATGTCAGTGCTGTTCGACCCAACATCAGCCTTTTGGAAGTATCTTCTTGTAGCTATGGCTGGCATCATGATCGGTGCCACAGCAGTAGGAGGCTGGAAACAATGGACACGTTAGGAGAAAGAACTATGCGTGATACGAAGGCATATTGGCAAGACATTCATGATCAAGCCGAGAACGTGATTTACAAGAGCCACGGAGATAGCGGTTGGCTTTGGATGTTCGAACTTAGCCAACGGATGCTCAACAAATGCGCACAAAAAAATCCCGTAGCGCCAACTACGGGAAGCAAAAATCTAAGCAAAATTATTTTCACTCCTAGTTTATCACGGAAGGCGGCGAAGTGAAATGGATATAAAAAAAGTCCGCACTGATTGGAAGGGCGATCCGATTTACTCAGGCGATGAAATCATCGCGAACGTTGGCCCAGAAGGCGACACGATCAAAGATGATCCTACCGAAATTCGAAAGTATATTTTGCAAGAACTCAGCGGTGTAGCGATTGCCGCCGACTACTAGGAGGAATTTTAACATGGCTAATGAAATTGTAGCAAGCGTGAACAACCGTATCACTCAAATGCAGAAGAATGAGGGCTTGAAGCTTCCGGCCAATTATAGTCCCAGTAATGCCCTGAACTCGGCTTGGCTAACACTATCTGATAATAGCAAGGGCCCGTCGCTTTTAGACAAAACAAGCCCACAATCACAGGCAAAGGCGTTGCTCAATATGGTTATTCAGGGTTTAAGCCCTGCGAAGAACCAGGTCTATTTCATTCCTTATGGCAAAGACTTAACACTGATGCGCTCATATTTCGGAAGCTTAGCAATCTTGAAAAGGCTTGACAACGTCAAAGACGTTTGGGCTGAAGTTGTTCGAGAAGGCGACAACTTTCAAATTGGTTCTGACAGGGGACGCACGGTTGTGAAAGTCTTCGAGCCACGCATTGAAAACCAAGATAATCCAATTGCCGGTGCTTTTGCGGTGATTGTTGACAACAACGGCACCGAGAATTTCACCATCATGACAAAAAAACAGATTGATCAAAGCTGGAGCCATGCGAAGACCAAGAAGGTACAACAAGAATTCCCTGAAGAAATGGCTAAACGCACGGTGCTTAATCGTGCTGCCAAGTTTTTCATCAACTCGAGCTCAGACAATGATCTGTTGCTTGGAGCCGTAAACGACACCACCGCTGATGAATACGATAACTCGGAGCCGAGAGATGTAACACCTAACTTTGATGATTTGATTGATAGCAAACCGAAGGAGGATAAAAAGCATGTTGCAGATGCCGATCAGGACGAACCAAGAGAGCCAGAACAAGCAGAACGATCTGAACATCAACCAGTCACAGACAAAGAAGTCGCAAATCTCTTCCAAGGCCAAGCTAACAAGTAGGAACTACTACAGCAATCGCATGGATTGGCAGTACGAGTCACCGACGTGGTTCAAAAAGTTCATGGCTTGCGAGGCTGAAGCACTGGCTGAAATGAAAGGCGAATGGAAACCTAAGCGAGACCCAACGGCCTTACTTGTCGGTAACTATCTTCATAGCTACTTTCAAAGCCGTTATGCTCACAGAAAATTCAAAGCACAGCATCCAGAGATCATCTCAACACGTGGTGCCACAAAAGGCCAGCTTAAGAAGGAATACCAAATGGCTGATGCCATGATCAAAACGCTCCGAACGGACCCGATGTTCAAAGAGTTCTATCAGGGAAAGAAGGAAGTCATTGTACGTGGTGAGATTGGTGGTGTGATGTGGAAAGGCAAACTTGATTGTCTTCCAACAAATCACAAATACTTTGCCGATCTAAAGACGGCCATGGACATCAACAAGCGCTTCTATTTGCCTGATGAACGGCGTTACGGCTCATTTATTGAAGCTTATAACTATTCGCTCCAGATGGCCGTTTACCAAGAGCTAGTCCGACAGCAGTACGGGGTGCAGGCGGTGCCGGTGATTATCGCAGTTTCAAAGCAAGATCCACCTGATAAGGCTGCTGTCTCAATTCCGCAAGACTTGCTCGATTATTGGTTGGAAAAGGTGAAGGAACTTCAGCCACGGATTGAAGCAGTTAAAAACGGACAGGAAAAACCCCATCGATGTGAGCACTGCGAATACTGTCGTGCTACCAAGCATCTCCAACAGATCATTAGTCTTTACGATCTTATTGAATAGGAGATGATCGCTTGGCAAGGCCAGTAAAAGAAGGACTTGATTACTTTCCATTCGATGTTGATTTTGCAACGAACGAAAAGACAGAGGCAATTACCGGTGAATTTGGACCAAAGGGTGTTTTGATTTTCATTTATCTGCTCGCGGCGATCTACCGCAAAGGCTATTACCTCGAGTGGACCGAGCTAGCTAAAAACCAGCTTGTCAATCGTGTCAGTGGTGCGACTGGTGAGTTGGTGGGGCTAGTGGTCAAACGTCTGACTGAGTATGGGACTTTCAATAAAGACCTGTTCCTGTCGGACAACGTTTTGACCAGTCAGCGCATCCAAGAAACGTTCACTGATGCCACCAAAAGACGAAAATCGCAAAAACCAACATTGTATTGGATTAATGCAGACAATAACTCCAGCTCAAACGAGGTTAATGCTGACATTAATACACAAAGTAAAGTAAAGGAAAGTAAAGTAAATAAAAATAAAACAGACAGTCAGGCGGGCGTTCGTGTACACGAGAATGCGCGTTTGCTCTGGCAAAACGTTTGGGGATTTCCCAATGCCATTGCTACTCAAGATCTGGAAGAGTGGATCGGTAATTTTGGCGATGATTTGGTTTGCTGGGTCATTAAGTATGCAGCCCGTAAAGATGTCAAAGCAAAAGGCGCTGATCGATATTTAGCGAAAGTCTTTGACGGCTATACAGAGCGAAAGATTAAGACTGTTGAGCAAGCCGAAGCAGAATCAAAAAAACACGAAGAAACGGCTAGGGCTAACTACGCGGGTCCACAGCGTTACGGCAAGCCGGAGCGCGTTGATAAAGAACCTGATTGGTTAAAGCCTGGATATCAGGAACCAAAGCATGAAGTGACGCCCGAACAGCGTGCCAAGCTGGCTGAACAACTTGAAAAGCTCAATAAACTCGGCGAAAAGAATTAGGAGGGAAGCATATTGCTAAATAGTGTCTCACTAACAGGCCGACTGACAAGAGATGTTGACTTGCGCTACACACAAAGCGGCACGGCGGTAGGATCATTCACGCTTGCTGTTGATCGCAAATTCAAGAGCAAAAACGGAGAACGAGAAACAGATTTCGTAAATTGCCAGATCTGGCGCAAGTCGGCTGAGAACTTTGCAAACTTCACCAAAAAAGGCTCCTTAGTTGGTGTGGAAGGCCGTATTCAAACGCGTACGTACGATAACGCGCAAGGGCAGAAAGTTTTCGTGACTGAGGTAATCATTGATAATTTTGCTTTGCTTGAGTCACGACAGGCGTCTCAGAACAGTTCTAAATCACAGCAAACAGCCAATGCATCAGCGACAGCGACCACAAACGCGAGTCAAACGACTCCAAATGCTTCACGAGCGAATACCACGGATCCGTTTGCTAATAATGGCCAGCCGATAGACATCCAAGATGATGATTTGCCATTTTAAGCAGGAGGGAAAAGCATGACACAAGTAACAGTGCGTTTATACAAGCAGGGCGACAAAGTGTGGCGCGATTTCAAGGCTGAATTGATTACGCGCTATGAGAAGGCCGTAATGCTATACATTTCTGAAAGCGAAGCATTCTCAAAAATCGAGAAGCAAGAGTTCAACAACCGGATCATTGTATCAAAGAAAGAGATTGTCGAGAAACGTGCTGTAGCCGGTATTGATGACAGTGACACTTTGAAGACCTCAGTCAACACCGGCCTTAAAAAGATTTCAAAAAAGCGAAAAGAAGCCCGTACCAAATACGCACGTGGGATTGCAGAAGCGGCCTCACAATGTGACACGCTTATTGATGTTGCGAAACGGATCGGGAAGTCAACAACGTTCGTGAAGCGAGTGGCAAGCGAGTTTGAGATCGAGTTGCCACGCCGTAACAACGGCCATGAAGAGATTGCGAGTCGTTAGCCATGGTTGTTCGCAAGAGACGCAGAGGCAAGTACAATGCGCAGCCAGTCGTAATTGATGGCATTCGATTTGCAAGCAAAGCAGAGGGTGCTTACTATCGGCTGATTCGCAACAGGCCACAGAAGATCACGATGCAAGAACCGTTTGAGATTCTATCTGCCTTCAAGATCAATGGCAAACGATACTCGGCAAGAAAATACAAGCCTGATTTCTGTTTTTATGACGGTGAAAAGCTTGCAAAGGTTGTTGACGTTAAAGGCGGAAACGCGACTTTAACCACCGATGCTAGGTTTCGAATGCTGCTGTTCATGATCAGGTACAAGATACCGGTCACGATTGCTAGATATGACTATCACACAGGACTATTCACGGAAGAACAGCTATAGGGGGCCAATTAATGAGATCGCTAGAGTTATTTGCAGGAATTGGTGGCATCGCATTGGCTGAACAAATGGCTGGCATTGAAGTGGCCGGTTTGTGTGAGTACGCAGACTACCCGCGCGCGATTTTACAGAAGCACTGGCCAGATGTGCCACTTTTTAAGGACGTGACAAAACTTGATCGAGAAGAACTCACAAATGCAGGAATCAGCCCTGACTCAATTGACATTGTTTCCGGAGGATTCCCTTGCCAACCTTTCAGTATTGCCGGGAAGCGAAAAGGCACGGAAGATGACCGCGACCTCTGGCCGGAGATGTTTAGAATTATCAAGCAAATCTGGCCCACTTGGGTTGTTGGAGAGAATGTTGCTAACTTCGCAAACATGGAACTCGACAGAACGCTTTCTGATTTGGAAAGTGCGGGCTACCAAGCACGGTCATTTGTACTTCCAGCTTGTGCCGTCAATGCCCCGCACCAACGGCTCAGAACATTCATTGTGGCCCACGCCGACAGCAAGCGATACTTTTACCGCGAACCTGAAAAGCAGCCAGCAGAGGATAGGCAGTCACCATTCAGTAACGTTGCCACAAGCGGTGAGAATGTTTTGGCTAACTCCGACGGCAACAGATGGCAAACGAGCGGGCACGATGAGTTCGGAAACATTGCGCACAGGCAAAGCAAACGGCAATTTAGCACAACAAGTAGCACACCAGCAAAGTGGCAGCCTGAACCCAGCGTGGGTCGAGTGGCTGATGGGGTACCCAATCGGATGGACAGAATAAAAGCATTAGGCAATGCGGTAGTACCGCAGCAAATACTGCCGATATTTAAAGCAATCGTTCAAATTGAGGAGGCCGACCAATGAAAACAGGAGACGACACGTTCGATGACATCTACATCAGCAAAAAGACTGGCAAGGTTATAGGTGTCATGTACGAAGATGTGGACTACAAGCTAGTGCCCGTAGAACCAAAGCAAAAAAAGATGAATTACGAAGAAGCACTAAAACGTGCAGAAAAGCTGCTTTCTATGGGCGATTATGTGGACGGTAACGTAAACGAATATGCCAATCTGAAAGCCGTGGCACTTGTTAAGAATATTTACGGGAGAGAGGACGAAAAATGAGCGAAGAAAAACTGTACGCGGTAAAGAACGATGAAGGAAAATACTGGGACTTTTTAGCTAATTCCGGTTTCTGGTCATCAGAAATTGCAGATCCCACTACAACGATTAGAAAGAAACAGGCTGAACTAGTGGCTGATGAACATGGTGGCCACGTTGTCACTTTGATTGAGGAACCTGAAAAGGTAGTCCTAACCAAAGAGCAAGCCAAAATCGTTGACGATGCACATAGCGATGATATGCCGGCTGGCTATATTTTTAGCAAATCTGATGATGAGGAATTGCTGATGAATGCTTGCGTCAACGGCTACACCGTGGCAAAGGAGAAGAAGTATCTGGTCTACAAAGTGCTTGGCGGGAAGCAGAAGCATGAGCTTTTTGCTCAAGCATACCGACCAGCAATTTTTCCTGATACGATTACTTGGTCCGTTGGGGAACGCAGAGCCCCTAAGAATGGGGTTTCTGCTCAATTCACCGAAGCAGAGATCGAGCATTACGGCTTGCAAGACTGCGAGAAAGAAGAGGTGACTGACGATGAGCAATGAGACGAAGCAGGACGTGTTCGAGGACTTAGTCGAAGAACTAGCAAATGCATACATTGCCTTGGACGGTGAAGGAATTGGCGAAGATCTTACTAACGAAGACAAACAAGCCTATCTGAAAGACTATGATGCCGCCTTGCCAGATGATCTGCCGGTGATTCCAGAACTGATTGGTAAATACCTAAAGATGTGGAAGCATGATCATGGAGACTTATTTCAGGCGTTTGATGAGGGCACATCAGCGAGCTTAGATGGCACTAAATGGGAAAGCGTGCAAGATTGGTTCAGCGATGCCAAAGATAGCTTTGACACTTTTGCCCGTGCATGGTTGCTAGGTGTCTGGCGCGTTGAGGAAACCGGAGAGGTGGTCAAGCTATGACAGCAAAGAAATATCGGAAAACGGAAACCATTGAGGCGGAGCAATTTGACGAAGCTAAATGGCAAGAAAAATATCGTGCATGTCACAACCCTGATCAGTGGGAAGCATTGGCTCATCCGTACGGCATTGACCGTTATCGTGGTCACTTTATTATTGTGACTCTTGAAGGTGATCTTATCCTGCATGATGGGGACTGGATCGCAACGGGTATCAACGGCGAGCACTGGCCAATTGCTGACGATATTTTTCGGAAGACATATGTGGAGGCGGAGAAATGAAACGAGAGATTAAGTTCAGAGCGTATAGCAGTCACAACCACAAAATGTATCCAGTCAGTAATATTGAATGGGATATTGATGGCCGTATTTGGGTAACTGCTGATGATGGCAAAAATGGCATTGAACTAATTGACGAAGAAGCCCATTTGATGCAGTTTACCGGCCTGACAGACAAGAACGGGCGGGAAATCTACGAAGGCGATATCGTGAAAAACGAATATGGGAAAGTAATGGAAGTTCAATACGATCCTAGATCTGTTGCTTTTGGTGTTGGTGATTATTATTTTGGAACGATTGGATCTGGCAAAATTTTAGAGGTCATTGGCAACATCTTTGAGGACAAACAGCTATTGGAGGGAAGGCAATGAAGAAACGCGATAGAGTCAAAAAGAAGGCAATTGCTAGAGGGAATCATAATATTAGGCTGTATATGACAAGAAAGTACACCCCCTTAGAACGTGCTATCAGGAAATACACCACAAGTTGCACATGGGTACTCGATTATTACCAGTACGAGAAAAGATGGAGAGCAATTGAACGATCATGGCGAAAAATGATGGAAGCAAAGCAATGATTGCCGTCATGCTGCTAATCTCAGGTGCTGCAATGTGGATGTGGGCTAACTGGAAAAGAGGAAAATGAATGATTGATGACTGTCAATCTAAGCCAGAAAGACTTGCACAGGTTGGAATATTTGGTGGCTGTTTCGTGGGCTGTGCATTCACGACAGCAATCTTGGTACTTGTTGGCTGTTGGATTTTAAAACTGCTATGGAATGTCGCATTTGGGTAAAACATTAGGAGATGAATAGCTTGGACAGCAAACGAGCATTGGCCGAAAACCTCAGGAAGAATATATACGATCTGGGCATGACACAAGCCAAATATGCAAAAGAGATTGGAATACCCATCACCACGCTTCAATATGCAATCTCTGGGAAGGGCAGTGTTTCACTCAACACCTTAGATAAAATCGCATACGGAGCTGGGATTGATCCATGGGAGCTTATTCGGACTTATGAAAGCAAATAAAAAAGCGCACCACGAAGGCACGCCTGACAATTAATTATCCGCAAAATAATTATACCATAAGGGGTGGCGCTTGTGATGGAGCTTTTATCAATTAGCGATGAAAAGGATCGGGAAGCAGTCGAAGATATCCTGAATAAATACCGAGCAGAGCGCGGATTCATAAAAGCGCCAGTCAATCCAAAGATCACCAGTGCATGGGGAGACGGTACTTCTGCCAGCACTGTTCAGCGTCCTATGTATGCACAGCAGCGTTTGGAGAGACAAGCATCAGCGCGTAAGTTCTGCGACTGGTGCGACAATTGCATTGCATCAATGCCAAAACAATCACATCAGCGTTTATTAAGGGTGCGCTATTGCGATGGGCCCGAAACAGACACGCCAGACGGTGATGCAATGAATATTCTCGATATATCTTCAGCAACCTACACACGCAGAAAGAAAAATGCGTTGTTAGCAGCGGCCTGGTACTTTGGCGTCACACCCAGAAAAAGTAGTGAGCAATAAATGATCGATGAATGAGGACTATTTGAGGACTAATTGATTGATAAATGATTGATAAATGAGTGGCGAACTAAAAACGAAATCCCTTATGATTGTATTGTGCCAAGGGAGTGATCCTAAAGCACCGCATTTTTCCTCCGAGCCATGGTGATGATAAAGCTGTGGCAAGGCGTGGCAAATGGACTGGCTGAGATAGTCAGGCGGGTTCGATTCCCGCATGCCACATTGTCCAGTTTAGCGACCGGACACAGCTTGCGATGACCCCATCTGACACTGGGAGAGCGAGCAATTCGCTGTGGCGGAACAGGTAGACGCGAACCGGTACCAAAGACGGTACATGCTTTAGTGGCTGTTCAAGGGAACATGTCGGGTGCAAATCCCGACCAGCGATATTACCGGTAAAGCCCAGCGTGCTTGCTAGCGCGGAATAGTGGGCGAGTATAAAGCGTGGTCACATGTCTTGCACTTCAAGGTAATGTGGGAACCACCGAAACCGAGGGCTCAGAAACCATCGCCTCGGATAGCGGAAACAGGAGCAACCGGAGGATTAACTTTGTGGCCTCTATTATCGGGTTCGAGTCCCGAAGGTTGCGTTGGATCAAGTCTGGGAAGCCCTAGGATTAGGCACCGGACTATAGCACTTCGCTAAGGTGGGGTGCTATTTTTATACACAATTTCGGAGGTAAGAACATGAAACTATACTTGGTTGTATGCGAGACCGGGGACGCAGATCAATGGGAAGGCGGGACCGAAGAGGCCGATGCTGTATTTGCTACAACTGATAAAGCCAAGCTCGATGATTATCTGTCAACTAGAATGCATGGCTATGACAACGTAGTCACAATGGAACTAGACAAGGAATACCCTGAAGGAACAAAATCCTCTAAGTGTCTTGCATCATGGTGGGAAGAAGGGCCGTGTTATGACGACCCAATGGACATCTAATTTAAATTTTCAGGAGGCGAGTAGATGCAATGGACAGATGAACAGATCGGTGACATTAGGAAGCTCGCCTCTGAAGGCTTTACAAGACGCGAGACAGCCGACAAACTTGGAATTAGCTATGATGCGCTTCAGGGAAAAGCAAGACGGCTTGGCATCGAGTTTCAAAAGCCACTAAAGAATGAATACGATTCAGATGGCACACAGTCCAGTGAAACCATTCTAAAGGTTGTCAGGGGCCACAAAATGACGCCTAGAGAGGTTTTGGAAGCTCACGGGTATGATTACGCCAAGTGGGAGCTTGTACGTGCTACAAGCAATTACTGGAAGCAGAAGCCTGAAGCAACGCTCTTCCAGAGCAAGATACAAATTAGGCCGCTAGTTGAGGCTGAACAATACGAATCATTGATGAATGACATCATCACACACAAGGAGCCGTATCAAGCAAAGGCTCCTATTTTTGTGGAATCAGATCGCTATCTGGTCATTCCTGCATTTGACACGCATTTCAATGGTCACACGTTCGATATCTATGCCGAATCATTGAAGCGGCAACTAGAGATCATTGAACGCGGCCACTACGCAAAGATATTGCTCATTCTGGGCGGTGATCTGGCTCACGTGGATAATATCAACTCAACCACAGCAAAGGGCACACAGCTCGAAACAACCGATCTAGGCGAGACTGTGAATGAAATGGAACAATACTTCGAGACACTGATTGAAGCAATTATTAAGAACGCCAATGAGTGTGAGGTCATGTATTGTGCCGGAAATCATGATCCGTCAGTTGGATATATGTTTGCGCGTCTATTGAAACGCGCCTACAGCAACCAGCCGAACATCACTTGGGACATATCGCTGAAGCATTACAAAGGCGCAATGCTCGGCCATAACTTCATTGGTGCAACTCATGGTGACAAGGGCAAGAACAACTACCTTGCAAAATACCTAGACGAGTTTGGTTTCATGTTAGGCACAGCACAGAACCGCGAGCTGTTTACGGGGCATCTCCATTCAGAGATGAGCAAAGACCTAGGCGGATTCGTTCAGCGTCAAGTATCGACACGCAAGCCAACCGACAAATGGACTGATGACATTGGCGTGGTTGCTCACAAAACGTTTGAGCTGGTCGAATACAGCGATCATGATACCAGTGCCATTTACTATGTGTGAGGTGATTTAATGGCTCAAATGGTGATGACCAAGTTCGGATATATGTCGAAGGCTGAGGCCTCAATCATCGGGAAACTCGCAAAAGAGGAAGCTCAGAAGAAAGCTCAGGAAGACAAGAAAAAGCGCGGGAGGTGTGGTGATATGTGATGAAACACAAGATGACGGCCAAACAGCAGAAGTTTGTCGACCAATACATCAAGTTCGGGAACGCAAAACAAGCTGCGCTAGAGGCCGGATATAGCCCTAAGACGGCGAAACAGATGGGAGTAGAGAACCTATCTAAACCTTACTTAAAAGCGGCTATTGACGAGCGTATGAAGGCAATGGAAGACGATACAATCGCTAAAGCCACCGAAGTCCTGGAGTATTTCACTACTGTGCTACGCGGGACCGCGCGTGAAACTGTGGCCGTTGCGACTATGGACGGTGTAGAGCAGGTGGATAACCCTCCTAGCATCAAGGACCGCATGTCTGCTGGCAAGGAGCTACTAAAGCGCTACCCTGATAATGATGAGCTGCTCAATGCTCAGCTAACGAAGATTATTACTGATATTGAGAAAACTAAGGCCGATGTTCGCAAGTCTGAAGCTGAGGCTGACATCATGGAAGCCAAGGCCAAACGCGAAAAGAGCGAAGACACGAGCAACATCACAATCAACATCAAGCCAATTCAGCAAGACGGAGGCGATGACAGTGCAGATTAATATCGATCTGGATTCAATCGTCCCAAAGGCTTATGCACCACTGTACAATGACAGAACACGTTACCTGACATACAAAGGCAGTCGTGGATCGCGCAAGTCGTTCTCTGTTGCCGAGGATGTGATTATGCAGATCATCTTGCACCCTTACGTCAATTGGATCGTGCTTCGCCAATACGCATATACGAACAAGGATTCGACATACTCAACCATCCAGCAAGCAGCATTCAGGTTGGGCGTTTACGACCTGTTCAAGTTCACATTGTCACCACTAGAAATCACCTTTAAGCCAACCGGCCAGAAGGTGTTTTTTCGTGGCATGGATAAGCCATTAGCGGTTACTTCATTGCAACCAACTACCGGCGTTCTTGCTCGTGCATGGTGGGAGGAAGCCTATGAGCTGAAATCACTGGACGCATTCAAGACCGTTGAAGAAACCATGCGTGGCGAGATCAACGATCCTGATGGCTATTACCAGTCGATCATCACATTCAACCCGTGGAGCGATCAGCATTGGCTTAGGCGTGAGTTTTTTGATGAAGACACAAAGAACCCACGTTCTAAATCGTTCACTACCACATACAAGGACAACCCGTATCTGGACGATGACTATATCGCAAGCCTTAAAGATATGATCAAGCGCAATCCTAACCGTGCCCGTGTCGCCGTGTATGGTGACTGGGGCATTGCAGAAGGCCTTGTGTTTGATGGACTGTTCGAGCAACGCGATTTCAGCATGGAAGATATTGCTACGTTGCCAAAAGCCGTTGGCCTTGACTTCGGGTTCAAACATGACCCGACAGCAGGCGAGTTCATGGCAATCGATCAGCAGAACCGTGTCGTGTATATCTACGATGAGTTCTACAAACAGGGACTTTTGACTGGACAGATAGCCAAGGAGCTTGCAAGCCATAAAGCTTACGGGCTTCCTATCATGGCCGATCAAGCTGCGGCAAACCTGATTGGCGAGCTTACTATGGCACATGGTGTTCCAAACATTAGACCGGCTGGCAAAGGCAAAGACAGTGTTTCACAGGGTATTCAGTATATGCAGTCGTATCACTTTGTGGTTCATCCGCGAGTTAAAGGACTGCTTGAGGAGTTCAATACGTACGTTTACGCCAAAGATAAATTCGACAACTGGACAAACGAACCGGTGGACGCAAACAACCACGCGATCGATGCGCTCAGATACGCAATGAGTCTTTTTATATTCACAACCGCCGGCCATTACATGAGTAACCAAGAACGCATTCAGACAATCAAAAATATAGGATTGGGGTGACATGATGGATCCATTTGAAGAATCAAACTTACTGTATCAAGAAGACATTACGAACCTCACTCCGGATCGGATCATGAAGTTCGTTTTCCACCATCACGAATATCAGCTTCCACGGCTGAGAAAGCTTGACCGATATTACAAAGGCCAGAACGAAGGCATTCTACAGCCACAGTCACGGCGCATTGAAACTGGCAAGTCAGACCATCGAGCTGTTCATTCGTTTGGCAAGTATATCGCTGATTTCCAGACTGCATATTCTGTTGGTAATCCGGTTAATGTGAAGCTTGATAAAGATGACAAACGACTTGACCAGATCACACGGGTGAACGACCTAGACGCGCTCAACTATGATCTGTTCCTTGACATGACGCGATATGGACGTGCATACGAGTATGTTTACTACGGTAGTGACTCGATCGAGCACTGCGTTCGTTTGGACCCGCTAGATACGTTCGTCATCTACTCGCTTGATGTTGATCCGCAGCCAATCATGGCTGTTCGGTACCATTCAGTTGAACTTGTTGATGATAACAACAAGACAATCATCGACATCATCCCTGAAACATGGACAGCTACAGAGCATGACGTTTATAAGCCGACCACGGTTGGTGGCGCAATGTACTTGGATCACAGTGAAATCATTCGTGTGTTTCCCGTTGTTGAGTATGACAACAACCGATTCCGAACTGGAGACTTTGAGCATGTGATCTCGCTGATTGACCTGTACGATTCGGCCCAGTCTGATACTGCTAACTACATGACAGACCTGAATGATGCGCTATTGGTCATTAGCGGCGACATTGACGCTCTTTTTAACGGCAGTACGATTATAAGCGGTGTTGACCCCAACGATCCTGAGGCAATGAAAAAGCTCGCACAGGACAAACTAGAGCTGATTAAGGAACAGAAAGACGCCAACATGCTGCTGCTCAAGTCTCGAATGACAGCAACCGGTCAGCAGACGAGTGTTGACGCAAAATACATCAACAAAGAGTATGACGTCAGTGGAACCGAAGCATACAAGAAACGCGTTGCTGATGATATTCACAAGTTCAGCCACACACCGGACTTGACTGACAGCAATTTTGCGGCCAATGTTTCTGGCGTTGCGATGAAGTACAAGCTACTTGGCACTGTCGAGCTGGCGGCAATCAAGCGAAGAATGTTTGAAAAGTCATTATATCAGCGATATTCAATCATCTATGAATTGGATCAAAGCGTGTCAGGTGGCATGAAGACAGACCCTAACACGATTCAGTTCACGTTCCGCGACAACTTGCCAACAGACGACATCACGCAAATTCAGGCGCTTGTTGCTGCGGGTGCGACATTGCCACAAGAATATCTTTACAGATTCGCACCAGGTATCACTGACCCGCAAGAGATTACTGACATGATTGCCAAACAACGAGCAGATAGTGACTACAGTGAGGATCTGACGAACAATGACGAAAACACCCAAGGAACGGATCAAAGCGTTCGCGGACAAACAGGACAAGCAGCACCGCCAGATAGCAAGTGATGTTGCCAAATACACAGCGGCATTCATGGCATTCTGGTATGCATTCAATGAGAAACACGAAGACTACACACACGCTGACGATTCGCGTTACTACGATCCAGAACTGAAAGAACAGCTTGATCGAGACGCACAAGAGGCAGGCGTTAAGCAGAAATCAGTTGCCAATAACGATGAACTGCTGTCATATGCCGCCTATGTATACTCAACTGCCGTGGCTATTAAGGTTGCAGATTATATCGGTACCACTCTTGGCGATTTGGCAAAGCAGACGGCCAAGCTGGGGTCATCAATTTACGGAAAGCATATCAAGGCAGACTTGTCGGTAATCAATAAGATGTTCGATGGCGCTACATGGAGCAACCGTATCTGGTCAAATCAAGACGCCTTGCGCAGTGATCTCAAAAAGATGATGAAGAATGCACTACTGACGCATAGCAATCCAATTACACAAAGCCCTGCACTTCGCAATAAGTTTGGTGTCATGAAGTATCAGTCAGACCGTATCATCAGAACCGAGAGCGATCGTGTCATGGCACACCAAAGCATTGTGAATGCTCGTGAGGCCGGATACAAAAAGGTTGTATGGGTCATCAACTCAGGCGCATGTGACATCTGCTTGCAACACAGCGGAGAGGTTTACACGTTGAAGCAAGCCGAGGGAATGATACCTGCTCACCCCAACTGCCTTTGCTCATGGGCTGCGTATGATACCGGTTATGAAGTTGACGATGATTAGGAGGAAATGCAATGAGTAATGAAGGTTTGAAAACACGCGAAGACATCAAGAAACGGCTGCTTGAATTGTCAGCAGAAGCAAATTCAATCAAAGACAATGAGCTAGCTGCGGCTATCCTTAGTGCATACAACGTGCATGAAGGATTAGATAAACGCATCGCCAGTGTAGAATTGCCAAAAGTGCCTCGTGCTGCGTTCATCGAGTTCAAGGAAGACGGTCCTTATCTGAACGGGGCGCGCATTGACGGGATTACCGACATGAAGATTGACTCAAAAGTTGACGACTTTACAAGGGTTGATGTGAAGCTCGTAGCCAAAGTACATGGGCTAGACGACATCAAGCAAGAATATAGTTTCTAATCTCGTGACCCGAGCAAGTCCCTAAACTACTCAAAAATAATAGCGTGAAGTGAAAGACGTGTGATCGTGGCTGGGCCTTATGGTGTGGCTGGGGTCATTTAGCACGTCTATTTGTTTTGGGCTAAACAGGAGGAACCATCATGGCAGAAGAAACACAAACTCAAGAAGAAGTCGAGACAACCGAAGCCACCACTCAGGCACCAACCACATATACGCAGGCTCAGCTTGACAGTGAGGCCGATAAGCGTGCAGCTAAGGCGCTTGAAACAGCTAAGGCTAAGTGGGAAGCAGAACAGGCTAAGGCGCTCGAAGATGCCAAGAGCGAAGGCGCACGGCTGGCTAAGATGTCGGCCGATGAGAAGGCACAAGAACTTGAAAAACAACGTCAAGCAGCCTTGGACAAGCGTGAGGCTGAACTCAATCAGCGTGAATTATCCGCAAGTACCAAGTCACTGTTGGTCGATAAGGGGTTGCCCGGTGAACTGGCCGATTCGCTGGTTGCTTTGGGTGATGCTGACAAGATCAAGACGGCTGTTGAGAACATTCAGAAGACAATTCAGGAAACAGTCAACAAGCAGGTCGAATCTAAGCTGCAAACCGCCCCACCTAAGAATGGCTCTTCTGCCCTTGATGGTGCTGACGATCCATTCAAGAAAATCATGGCACAATACAAGAAAAAATAGGAGGTAGCTAATCATGGCTACAGAAAATAACGATTTACCAGTACGCGCTTATCAAAAACAATTCATCGGTTTGATGCAAACCGTATTCGGCGTTCAAAGCACGTTCACTCCGACATTCGGTGCACTGCAAGCGCTCGATGGCATTCAAAACAACGCGATTGCGTTCAGTGTTAAGGCAAATGATGTGCCTGTTGCTGTTGGCAGTTACAACCCTAACCCTAACGTTGCGTTTGGCACTGGCACCAGCAACTCTAACCGCTTCGGGCCAATGCAAGAGATTATCTACAGTGACATTGATGTACCGTATTCTTTCGGCTGGAGCTTCAATGAAGGCATCGATCAGTTGACTGTCAACACCGACTTAGATTCCGCTGTCGCTGACCGCCTTAACTTGCAAGCGCAGGCTAAGACACGGCTATTCAACAGCAATCTGGGCGCCTATTTGGTCGCTAGTGCTGCGGCTGATCTTGGTGCGGTTGATGATGTAAACAAGGTATTCGAATCGGCATCCGAACGCTACACAGACCTTGAAGTCGTTGTTCCAGTGCGCGCATACGTGACTGCTGAAGTTTACAACGCGATCATCGACCACGCGTTGGTAACCAGCGCCAAGGGCTCTGCTGTGAACATCGATGAAAACGGCATCGTTCGTTTCCGTGACATCGTTGTCACCAAGACACCAGCCCGTTACATGGCTGGCAAGTCTATTATCTTCGCACCTGATAACATTGGCCGCGCATTCACGGGTATTAACGTTGTTCGGACGATTCAATCCGAGAACTTTGCGGGCGTTGCTTTGCAAGGTGCCGGTAAGGCAGGTCAGTGGATCAGCGATGACAACCGTCAGGCAATCTTCACTGCCGGGACGTCAACAACTACCACGACTACCAAAGCGAAGCCAATTACTACTACTACCACCACTGCGCACAAATAATTAATTGATGCAAGTCGCCTATCGAAATAGGACAGTACGGGAAACCGGGCGGCTGATCGGAGGACAGAATGAAACTCATCTTGTGCCAACCCGCCATTCAGAGATTCGAATGGGAATTAGAAGTCTGCCTAACCAATCTGCAAAGTGTCGGGTTTGACATGAAAGATGTCGTTTTGCTCTTCACTGTGCATGATTATAAGGTGCCAGAAACGCTTGCCAGTAAATATGGCGTAGAAGTACACACGTATACCGACAAGCGCACAGACAAGCAATATATCCCGTCTGTGAAGCCTTGGCTGTGGTGGCAGTATCTAGCTGAAGATCCCGAACGCGAAAAAGGGGACTATTTCTACTTCGACAGCGATGTGATCTTCCGTAAACGGCCAGACTTTCGCAAGCTGAAAGCAAAGCCTGATCGCTGGCTGTGTAGTAACACGCTTAGCTATATCAGCGTTGACTATATCAAGCAGTGCGAACACGGAGAAGAAATCCTGAAACGCATGGCTGATATTGTCGGCGTTACGGTAGCTTCGCTTGAGACGATCAACCACAATTCTGGCGGTGCTCAGTGGCTCATCAATCACCCGTCAGCAGAGTACTGGCGAAAGGTGTATGTCGACAGCAATCGACTGTGGCAATACCTACAAACGGTCGACAGCAATATCCAGAAATGGACTGCAGAAATGTGGTCGCAGTTGTGGAATATGATGTACTTCAATATCGGGCCTGTCATCAGTGATGAGCTCGATTTTTGTTGGGCTACTGATCCAGTCAAAAGATGGAATGAAACCAAGATCATGCACAATGCTGGTGTTACCGGTGATATGCATGATCTTTTCTTTAAGGGCAAGTACACCGATCGAGTCCCGTTTGGTGAAGACCTTAGTTTCGTTGACAAGACAAAGTGCTCATACAAGTACGTCCAAGCAGTAAAGGCGGTGAAATGATGGCTGATTCAGATACAAACGCAGATATTTTGGCAAGTGTGAAGCTTCGCATCGGTTTGACCGACACGTTGCAAGATGACTTGCTAAATGACCTTATTAATGACGTAAATGCTCGCGCGCTGGCTTATATCAACCAAGACGGTGTGATCAACCAGACAGTGCCAAGTGCTGTTACATGGGTAATCAAGGACGTTGTGGTTAAGATGTATAACCGCATTGGTGACGAAGGAAAAACTGCCAGCGGTGAGGGCAATGTATCAAATACATGGGAAACCATTGATCTGTCAAAATATGCTGACGGCCTTGACGTTTATCGCGAGTCATCACAAAGCCGAAGACCGGGAATGAGGTTTGTGTAATGAGATACAACAATCGAATCACCCTCATTAGGAAGGTGCCGCCAGCTAATCCTTTGCACGATAGGCCAACAGAGACGCGCGAGATGGTAACTTGCCTGATAATTCCAATTACCAGTGCACAAGAATTGTCTGTATTTGGTCTAGTTAACACTATGGCCTATGAGATTCACGTAAAGAATCCTACATTGCCTGTGAACGAAGTCGAAATTGACGGTGTTAAATGGACAGTTAATAAGACATTCGCTAACCGGAAGCCAACCATATTCATTGTGTCTGGAGGTGGTAGTTAATGGCTAATGTAACATGGGCGGGAATTAATGAGCTTATCGCTCAACTTGAATTAACTCATGAAGGGGTTGTTGACGTTGCAGCTAAGGCAATGGAAACAACACTTGCAAAGACACAGGAACGTGCTCAGTCAAACGCACCAGTGAGGACGGGATTCTTAAAGTCCAATATTCATGTTTTGCCAGTAGAGAAGAAGACAGATCAAGTAATTGGCACAGTCAAGTCTGATGCCGATTATTCTTCATTCGTTGAATTTGGGACTTACAAGATGTCAGCAAAGCCGTTCATGAGACCTGCATTCACCTATGGATGGGGTGTATTTTTGCGTAGTGAAATGAACGTCCTGAAAGCGATGGCGAAGTTTAAATGACACTTTCTCAATGGTACGAAGATGTCCATACTCAATTGACCGCTGATGGTCTCAACCCTGTATTCGTTCAGCCGGACGCTAAGAACAAATTGCCGCTTGTTTTTGTGAACGTTCACGTTGATGCTGACATGTCATCTAAGACAGGGACACTATCGAGTGTTGAGCAGCAGATCGACATCTACGACAGCATCGACACACCACCGGCTGAGTGGGAGGACTTCGTGCGTAAGGTTAAGTGGTCGCTTAGTAAGGTGACACGTTGGCAGTCACTAACGGCATCCAATTCAATCGACACAAGCATGGGCGATAGCAAACCACTACGCCGCTGCATGCTTCTCATTACTTTAGAAGGAGATTATTAAAATGGCAGTTCCAGTAAACAATGGAATTAAGTATGTAAAAGATACCCCTTATCGTGGTAAAGACGTTTGGTACTTTATCCAATCGACAGATCCTAAAGTAGCGCCCATTGGTAGTCCTGCAATCTTGCCGGCTCACCAAGAGTCTGGCGATACAAGTATTGAAGGTGATTCTCTTGACGAGCAAACCAAGATGGGTCGCGTTGTAGCAGCGTCAACCAATGAAGATAGCATTGAGCTAACGAGCTACATGGTTCCTGGTGACACAGCAAACGACATCATCATTGATGCTAAGCACAATGGCCGGCAAGTTAAGGTATGGCGTGTCATTGTGGACGAACGTCTTGCAGTTGTTGAAGGCGACCACAAAGCTTATCCAGCAATGTTTGGCTATGGTGTTGTTGATAGTGCCGACATCTCCGATGAAGACAGTTTCTCCGAGATGGATTTCACTTTGAACATTATTGGTAAACTGGCAGACAAGAATGCTGACGGTACGCCCGGCACCTTCCCTCTGTCGGACGATCAGGTGGCAGCACTTAGCGAATTGTACGACTACGAACGCCCAGGTGAAAAGCAAGGCGAGTTTGCTGACGGTGTAGTAACAACCACGACTACCACGAAAGCATCAACTACTACCACCACCACTACGCACCACGATTGATTAATCGCACACAGAGACGAGTAGGCCGCGGCCGATCTGAGACGACAATCTAGGAGGATATTCATGTTAGAAATTACGGTAAAAGGTCAACCAGTAGAAGCCAAGTTCAATTTCCGCGCGTTGTTCCGCGCAAATAAGCTCTACAGCTCTGCTGAAGGTGCCAATGATGGTGCAAGCTCAATCTGGCTGGCATTCGTTACTGATGACGATATGGCATTGTTCAAAGCATTACGCGTGTTGCTGCCAAAGTCATACACAGATGATGACATCATGGACGCACTCGACAAGGCCGAAGAAGACGGCAAGTCGCAAGAACTATTCAAAGAAGTTGAGCAGGAGCTTCATGAGTCTGGTTTTTTCAAACACGCAGCACAACGTTGGCTGAACTTGACCGAAAAATACGGGAAAGCATTGACGGACAAGAAGAACAAGACAGCCGAAGAGAAGATTCAAGAAGCGGCGACCAAGGATACCCTGGACGCAATGAAGAAGAGTCTCTCTTAACCGACTTTGCCCGTCATGGGATATATGATCCCGATATGCCATTTGGCTTGTACATGTGGGAAGCCCGTTCGATGTTGGAAGGGTCTTTTTTGCGTGATGTTGACATGAGACGCGACCTGATGGAACTTGCCGTCAATATTGCCAATATCCAGAACGCAAAGAACCCGAAGCGGTCAGTGAAGACTGGCTATAAGAATATTGACAAAGCCGAGCAAAAGATACTCAAACGTAATGGCAATCTAGAAAGAAAGCCTGATGTAGAAATGATCAAGAAACTCAATGCCGCATTTGGAGGTGGTAGCTAATGGCAAACGTAGTCGCAACATTCACAGCAAACATCGCACCATTCCAATCAGCAATGGGAAGCCTAGCGACCTCAGTCAAAGCTGGCACTGACGCTGCTTCTAATGCAGGTCAACGAGTCGGTGGAGCTATGGCAAGCATCGGGAAAGCGAGCACGATTGCGGGAGTTGCTGTAGGCGCTATGGCGGCCGGGGCTATCAAAAGCTATGGCACTTTCCAAGAGTCGATCAACAAGGCAGCAGTCATTGCTGGATCAAGTAACAAGTCGCTGAAGGGTGATATGAAGGATCTCGAAACAGAAGCACTCTCTTTGGGTAAAACACTGCCTATCAGTGCTGAAGATGCCGGCAACGCGATGATTGAAATGGCTCGTAACGGTGCCTCAATCAAGGACTTGAAGACTGAGTTTCCGGCTATTGCCAAGGCGTCTGCTGTTGCTGGTGCTGATTTGGCCGGCACTGCTACCACCGTTCAACAAGCCATGAACATTTGGGGCGGTGGTGCTAAAAATGCTGCTAAAGATTCAGCTATCTTGGCCTTAAATGCTAACATGTCCAATGCCGAAGTCGAAGACATGGGACAAGCGTTTGCTAACGTTGGTTCAACTGCTGCCACGTTGGGCATTGGCATCAAAGACACAGCAACCGCCATAGGCTTAATGAGTAATGCTGGTCTTGGGGCTGCGCAAGGTTCTCAAGACTTGGCTCACGCACTAACTCTGATGGCACGCCCTTCAAAGGTAGCTGCCGGCGAGATGCAAGAATTGGGGATCACTTACACAGATGCTCAAGGTAAATTCAAACCGTTTCCACAAATCCTTAAAGAAGTTGCAAAAGCAACTGATGGAATGAGTCAGTCTCAAAAGGTTGCGGCTCTGACCAATCTGTATGGTGCCGCTGGTGCTAAAGCAATGCTGCCGCTTCTGATCCAGACAGAGAAGAAAACCAAAAGCGGCAAATCCGGTTGGGATGCTTACTCTGATTCTCTAGGAAAAGTAAGCAGCTCTGCCAAGGCTGCAAACAAATATTTATCTGACAACTCTGCCAACATGACAAAGAACGTTGGCCAATCTCTTGCGCAGATGAAAGACGCGTTTGATGCTGTAATCAAAACCTCCATAGGGTCTATTGCTCCTCAAATCCAATCTGTGGCTAACGCACTCGGAAGTTTCGCTACTTGGTTAAATAATACTAATGGGCCATTGCAATCATTCATTAAAGGGCTTATCTCTATGTCTCCCGTTATTGCCGGTGTTCTTGTTGTGTTCGGTCTTTTGACTAGCGGTATTGGCAAAATGATTACTAGTTTCAAGTCAATTGTCGGAGCTGCAAAATCAATAGGTGGGGGATTGAAAGCGATTTGGGGAGTAATGGCAGCTAATCCTGTGGTTGCTCTAATCGTGGTAATTGCCGCATTGGTTGCTGGTCTGGTTTACTTTTTCACTCAAACAAAAACAGGTCAAAAGATCTGGTCTGAGTTTGTTTCAGGACTCAAGAGCATGTGGAACGGTCTCGCTTCATTCTTCAGCGGACTGTGGAATGGCATTACTCAAACATTCAATAGTGCTGCGAAAGGAGTACAAAATGGATGGAATTCAGTAACTACGTTCTTCAGTAATTTATGGACTGGCATTGTTAATGGTGCCACGAGCGCTTGGAATGGGTTAACATCATTTCTTTCTGGAATCTGGAATGGCATTGTTAATATTGCCACTTCTGTTTGGGGAGGAATCAGTTCATTCTTCTCAGGGCTGTGGCAAGGCATTGTGTCTGTCGCTACTGGTATTTGGAACGCGTTTGGGCCTGCTTTGACGACAATTTGGCAGGGTATTGTATCTATTGCCACTGGCGTTTGGAACATGTTAAAGGCTGTCATTATGGGGCCTATTCTGATCGTGCTAGATTTTCTTACGGGAAGTTGGACACAGTTGGGGACGGATCTTCAACTTATCTGGACGAGCATTGTTACGGCAGCCAGCCAAATTTGGACTGGACTTGTCACATACTTCTCTGGAATATGGGATTTGATTACAACCTATGCCCAAACAGCATGGAATCTATTCACATCGGTAATTGAGTCAGTGTGGAATGGAATTGTTTCAGGAGCTTCCGCAATTTGGAATGCGCTCGCTTCATTCTTCAGCGGACTGTGGAATGGCATTGTTTCTACTGCCGAATCCATTTGGAATAGCATCGTTTCATTTCTATCTGGTTTATGGAGTGGCACAGTTAGCACTGCAGAGGGCATATGGAATGCTCTTCCCGGTTTCTTCTCTGGACTGTGGAGCAGCATCACTTCCTTCTTCTCGTCAGCGTGGAGTAGCATCAGATCAATTGTAATGGGAGCCGCGAGCAACATTGTGAATGGCGCCAGAAGCGTTTGGAGCGGTTTTACAGGGATTGTGTCCAATGTTGTGAATGGAATTCGGAATGGATTCAATGCACTAAGGAATATCAATCTGCTTGACGCTGGGCGTGCTATCATGGACAGCTTCTTCAGCGGGTTAAAGGCCGCATGGGGTAAGGTTCAAGACTTTGTTGGTGGTATCGCTTCTTGGATTCGCCAGCATAAGGGCCCAATCAGCTACGATGCCAAGCTCTTAATCCCCGCTGGTAATGCAATCATGGGTGGCTTGAATCAAGGACTGCAAAAGTCATTCGGGGCTGTTCAAAAGACAGTTTCCGGTATGGCAAGCGACATTTCTGACAACATGTCAGCAAATATCAGTAACTTGTCCATGGCTGGCACGCAGTTCAGTTCTGGAGATGTCACGCAGTCAATTGATGCAAGTGAACGAATCACGCCTAACATTTACGTTCAAAACAACGTTGATAAGAATGGCATTAACAGCATGGTCAAAGAAGCGGACGCTAATGACGCAGCCGTTAGCAGCTACTTCCGGCCGATTGGAGGGTAGTATATGGATCTATTAGTCGAAAAACTAGATGGTAGCCGCTACTACCTGAGCCAATACAAGGTGCTAATAACTGATTTCGAGGAGTCAGCGCCATCTGTCACTCGAAACAGCAAGCAGCTCGATCAGCGAAACGGCAACATTGATTTTGGAGGCTGGCACACAGATAAGACAATCAATATCACCGGTTACTACCGTGCTGACGACATAGACGAGGAAGAAACGCTTCGTGAGAAGCTGTATGCGCTGCTTTCTGACCCTGAAGGGTATTACATCACCCAGCTCAAAACAACGCCAAGTGTGGCCATGGAAAGGCCGGGTGAGACGTCTGGCGGTTACTACGATAAGCTGAAAGACTATCCGTCTCACAAGCGGTTCCTAGTCTATACGGAAGCACCTGAGATGGAGCTTGTTGGCAACGTCAATGGGACACTCTTGTATAAGCTAACTGCTGAATTCAAGACGATAAAGTTACCATATGGGGAGACACCAGCGGTAGATATAGCTATCAATAGCGATAGTCCATACAAGGACATGCCAGTAAACATGCTGGTCGACTCCGGATTCGAATCTGGTAAAACCCCATCAGGGATTGTTTGGGGGACAAGCGGTGACGATAACAGAGTTGCTAAAGTTGTATCAGCAACTCCTACATTTCCCACGCCGTTTGGAAAATATATGCTTCGGATTGAGAACCAAAGTAGTGGTCCATCTATCAGCCCTGATCAATACGTCGTTATTCCACTTGCAAAGCCAGTCACGATAAAATCGGGGGAAACATGGACCTATAGTTATAAATATGCGGCCGCAGGTTCAGCAGTTGGACAAGCGTCAGACTATTTGACAACGAGCGATTTATCCCCAATTTTTGGCCTGTCGATGGGTCATGACTCACGGGAAACTTCGGGGGGTCAAACAGCGTGGCATCGTTTTGTAAAAACATGGACAGCGGATAAAGATGTAACTGTAACCGATTCTCGTTTTGGCTTCGTTAGAACATATGCTGGAGGTGGATGGATCTGTATTGATAATATTAAATTAGAGAAAAACAATACTGCTTCTCCATGGTCGCCTAACCCAGCTGATCCTGATTACTACAATGTATCCGTTCCTTATTCTGGCTCTGTCCCATGCAATCAGCTTGAGCAAGGGTTCACCATTCAGCTAACTGCAACCGGTTCGGCATCTTCATTGTCGTTCAAAATAGATGACACTGAGATGACTTCTAGCAACGCTGTTGCCGCTGGTGATGTGATCTTACTGAATGGATTTAGTTACACCCAGAACGGGCTAAGTATCGTCAGCAAGACGAACAAGGCCTATTTTATTTTGCAACCGGATAAGCCAAACCGAATTACTTGCAACGTGCCGGGCAAAGTCCGGATTCTTGGTTTCCAAAATCTGTACGCGTAGGGGGCGTGATTATTGATCACATTTGCAGACGTTGAAAGTAACGAATATCAGGCTCAATGCGAGATTGAGAAAACCGATGCGGTGAATGGCGAGAAATCATTATCAGGAACAATCTATTTTGGCCAAGATGTTAAAGCAAACATCGCGAAAGGCTGGACGCTATCGTTTCTTGGTGAAGAATACGTTGTTGTCACATACACGAAGAATGATAAAGAGAACACGGTAGCATTTAGCGCGGTTCAGGCATTCTTCTACAAGATGAGCAAGACAGGTTTCTACGAAAAATGGAATGGCTCACACCCGCTATCCAGCTATCTTGATGCTTTGTTTGCTGGCACTGGTTACACGTACGACAACACGGCCTCGGTTGCGGCTTTTGAGAAGCAGGATTGGGGCATGAGCGACCGTCTTTCGCTCTTCAATGACATCATCGATCAAGCAAACGTTGAGTTCTCTGTTGAGGGCACAGTTGTTCATGTTGTCCCAGCGATGGGGTCTGATCTGTCTACCATCGTTCGCAAAAAGTTCAATCTTGACACAGCGGAGATTCAGACAGATAACACAAGCTTTGCCACCTATGGACGTGGATATGGTGCATACAGCAAACCAGATGACACCACAAGTAAGCGTTTAGAGGTTGAGTACAAATCACCGCTATATGCTTACTACTATCCGAAGTTTGGTGCCATTGAAGCTGTTCCTGTTGCTGATGAGCGGTACACAATTGCTGACAACTTGCTAACCACTGTGAAAGAGAAAGTTGACAAGAGTTGGGCAATCTCACTAACGCTTAACCTTGTTGACTTGCAATCTGTTGGCTACAAATACGCGATGGCAAAACCCGGCGACTATATCACAGTGATTGATGAGAACCTTAACTTCAGTGACAAGGTTAGGATCATCAAAGTAACCAGTGATTACGATATTCGCGGCACTCGAACCAAAACAGAAGTTGAATGTGGTAGCCTGTCATTTGCTGAACAGCAGAAGACATCACAATCAACGCTATCAAATGTGGCTGCTGGAAAGATTCCGGTACCTAATGAATGGCTAACATCACAGGTGCAGTTGGCCACCAATAGTCTTCTTGCGGCACGAACACAGATCAACTTCACAGACCAGGGAATTATTGCTGTAGACAAATCAGACTCCAACAAAGTTGTGATTCTAAACAGTGCCGGCATTGGCGTGTCTACTGACGGAGGCCAAACATTCAAAAGCGCCATCACTGCTGATGGTGTCGTTGCTGACCGGCTATTTGGTAACCTTATCTCTGGCATCACCTATGAAACCAAAGATGCTGCCACCGGATATACGATTCGCCTAAAAGGCGGTGCCATGGAATTGCTAAAGGGTGATGATCTTGTATCTGGTATCAACCAAAACACTAGCGGCAGTACGTTCAATAACTTTGAGGGGCATACACTGAGTTTATCTCAAACTAATTCATCAGGGTTATCAACTGAGATACTTGCGATACCGAGCACTTCGACACACGACAGCCCGAAGCTATCTATCTACGGTAAAATAAACACATGGCTAAAATTTTTGAATGACGGTATGATTCGAGCTGATAACGCGTTGTTGTTGGGTGCGTCTGATGAAACCGATATTGGCTTTTTTGACGGCAGTACGTTTAGAAATCGAATTGTCGCCAGTTCCGCAGGAGTAAAAATGTGGGGCGATTTCCACCTTTACAACGGGTCAAAGAACGCCGTCCAACTCACGCGTGATGGATTTCGTGCTACACCTGCGTATGAGTTGGCAGAGAACTATGTCGGGGATATTGGCGAGAACAAAACGGGCGATGACAAAACAGTACGAGTGGACATTGATCCGCTCGTTTTTGATTTGATTAATACAGATAAGCCTTACCAAGTGTTCTTGACAGCTTATAGTGATGCGCACTTTTGGGTCTCTGAACGTGGCAAGGACTACTTCATCGTTTCGTCAGACAGCCCTGATTCATCATTTGGTTGGGAACTGAAAGGCAAGCGCCGAGGATTTGAGGATCAGCGCCTCGTTGATACAAAAGACACTTACAAAGATTTGGAAAAAATGGAGGGACTGATACCACATGGCAATCAGAACGTACAAAGTAACTCTTGATTCAAAAAATACTATCGCACCTGAGCCCGTGTTATTGCGCCAGGGAGACAAAACAGGTGCCGTGGTGATTGATGCCACATTGATGGACAACGGCTCTCCAGTGTCGCTTAACGGCCTTACGCCAATGTTCAAAGCTAACACCGCTGATGGCAAGGCAGTCATCGTTGACAGTGCTGGCTTCAATATCGTTGATGCATATGGCGGTGAATTCACTTATCAAGTGCCAAACGCACTGTCTGCTGTTCCCGGGAAAATTTCAACAGCTTACTTCAGCTTTTCAGACTCTTCTGGTGATGAGTCAACATTTAATGTTGCTTTTTTGGTAGCCAAGGCTGTTGACATGAATCAGATGCAGGCTGATAACTATGTGACGTTAGTGGACAAAACATTAACAGATTTAAAACAAAAAATTGCCAACATTAATACAGGCGTTAGTACGCTTCTTCCTCAGCTTTCGATGGGGACTTATGCTTATTTCAACAGTATAAAAAAACCCGACAACACAAATGATACGGTTGAGGTTAACACAACTAATCCGGGCTTTAAATTATCCAAAAATGGCGCTGATGACTATGCGTCTGTATATATACCTGTCATTGCTGTCAATCCAATCACTCAAAGTAACCCGATGTACATCAACTTTGACTACGATGTTTCAAAAGACACAGATTATCAAAAGATTGAACTGTGGATTGCAGATAGTAACAACAAGCTGCATGTTATTGCCCTGACCAATACCATCAAAAAGTCTGGACATATTGCCTATGCAATTGATTCCACGATTGCTGATGCATGGGGACTAAATAGTGATACTTGGTGGCAAGTAGCCTTTCTTTTTTATGCAAAAAGTGGTGACATGAGTATCACCAATTTATTTGTTAACTACACAAACTCTACCATTACGGCACCTCAAAAAGAGAAACAAGAATTACTGGTTCTTAATTCGCATAATGCGAGCGTCACTGGCAACGCTAACGCCTTGAACAGCTTCATGGACTATGGCACGACTCATTTGCGCCTTTCTGGTCGGCCTAATGACGCATTAACAGTCTTAAGCCCGTATCATTTCCTTCTGCAAAAACGCGATGGCGGATCGGATCAGGGTGTTATGACACAGGTTTTTCACCCACAAGATATTACGCTTGAAAACACTGACAATGCCCGCGTTAAATATAAGATTACAAATGCAACCAATTTTAGCAAAATTGAACTTTATCTCTGGGGCGATGGCAATCAGTTACACAACACTCCCGTTGCTACAAGCACGGCCATGGACGGCGAATTAACGAAACAGATTGCGATAGACTTGGTAAATGCGTGGGACTTAAATACAGGCCATTACTGGCTTGAATTGCGCGTTACGGCTGATTCTGCTGATGTTGAAGTCACAAACTGGGTCGTCAATGCTGGCATGACTAGCGATCAATCAACTGATCTTGCACAAAAAACAATTAAGTCCGATCACGTTTTGTCTGGCTCATCAAGTGGCCTCTCACCATACTGGGCCGACAAGCCGAGCGTATGGGGTGAAGCAGGAGATAGTCATTCTGTCATAGTAGATAGTGACGTTAATAGCAATTACGTAAATTTCAAAGCGCTTCCAACTGCAGAAACGGTATCGCCTGACAAAGGCGTTGTCATTTGGCTATCCAATCGCGTGTTAAAAGACTTTCCTAGTTTTTTCTATTTAAATGTGACAGCGAAGATTTCATCAGGGAATCTTGATGCTAACTTCGTTGACAATAACCGTAATTATAAAGGTTCATTTGAATTTACCGTCACGAATAAACCATTCTGGCGTGAAACCAGCATTTTGATTGACACTAAACAAATCATCGCGGCAATTGGTAGTGATGCACCCCGTGTAGGTATTTCGTTTAGCTTTCAGACCCGCAATCTGGTGCAAGGCGGCTTAAAAGATTTCTCAATCACACAACAGCCAGTCTATCATACCGTGGTTGGCAGTATCGCCAACAGCATTCAAGCTGGCAATGGCGGAGGTCGTACTTACCTTGGCAAACTTGATCCGTCAGCCAATGCCAGCTCAACACATGCTGGCTTGACGTATGTTGGCTTCGATGCACAACTATCAGCTCGTCAAAAAGTTGCTCTCATTAAATGCTACTTGACTTCTCCTCAAAAAATTAATCTAGTTTCCGCGTCAATTGACCAGAATACACTCATGGTCAATAAAAAGGTTCTATACACCTTTGATGGCAAAATTGGTTGGAGTTCCATTGACTTACGCTACAAGAATTGCATTCTTGAAGCAAACGAACATCTATTCTTTGAAGTAAACGGCAATCTAACACAATACGATGCGCTTGATGCCGACACCCCCGACTATGTGGTTGTTGATAAAACGCACGCAATTAGTCAAGGCAACTATTCTGGGAACGGTGTCTACAATGATGGCAAAATCTATCCATTTTATGCAGAATTGGTTGAATTGCCAGCTTCAACCGCTGATGATCTCACAGATATAAAGACCAAAATTACTGCAATTCAAAGAAACTACAACCCGATTATCAAACGCGATGACGGTGTTCTTCAACGCATGAAACTAAGCAATAATAACCTTGTTTACTGGGAAAAAGTTATCCCTGATAAAATTGCAATCTTTGGCAATTCGCTCACCCTTGCAAGTGGCAACATCGGCATGGCGGCCAGCGACCAGTACCATGATTGGTACTATTTGTTCACGTCACGAGCTAAATCATACAACCCGAGCATGGTACCGAGCGCAAGACTTGGTCTGGGCGAGTGGGAACAAGCAACCAATACTGCGTCACGACAAGCAATTTTCGATACCAAGGTAAAACCAAACATTTCAGCAGATACCGGTATGGTAATTTTCCAATTGATTGACAATATCAACTCGGACGAGCGATTGGCAACCTTTGAGCATGACGCAGAACAACTCATTGCCAATACAAAGGCGGTTGCTCCAAAAGCAATGATCTTGTGGATCGCCGGTTGGTTCGTTGATGACAACAAAATGGCGCTTGTCAAGCAGGCTTGCGAGAACCAAGGCGCAACACTGGTTGACATCACAGCCTATAAAGATAACCCCGCTAACAAATCAGAACTCGGCGCAACACGCAGGGGCACTGGCGGCGATGTTTGGCAGATCACTAACCCTGGCGAAGCAATTCACCCAGGTGATCTTGGGATGCAATTAATTGCTAACAAAATTTTTGAATCGTTAGGCCTTTAGATTGATCCTCATGACTGTGTCGCCAGCAAAAACTAGCGGCTATTTTTGTGAAAGGAAGTGATGACAATGCTTAACAAAATAAGAGATCACCCGACACACGCAGCACTCGCCATTGGCATGGTTGCCATTGGCTTGTTTCTACTCATCAATGACCATTATTTCATCTGGCCCCCACATTACTCTGACTGGTTAAACGATGACATTGTGGGGTTTTTGTTTGTCACTGATGGACTCGGTATTGGGGGTTGGGTGCTATGGGAAACACAGTTAGCAGTGACCAATCGTCTGTTGCTCACAATTACCAGCTTTTTAATGTCGTTCTTGACAATACTGCAATTCCTGACCTCAATATCAACTGGAATATACTCAAGTTGGATCAGCAATGCGATCATAACAGCCTTCGTGCTGATTCTGGCGCGAAGGAGTGACAGCCGTGACAGCAGCGATAACTAAAATCATTGTCGATTCTACTCCATACATTGCAACCATCGTTTCAACGCTTATTGCTTGTCTTACCTACCACGAGGGTAAACGGAAGAACAGGCATGATGAGGCTATGGATTTGCTTGACAGGGTGAATAAAGACAATGATAGGCTCCGAGAAGAAAATGAAGAGCTGAAAAAGAAAAACTTACACTTAACAAGAGAATTGGAGGAACTAAGACATGCAAAATGAACTACTTCAGGTACTAGCAATTGCGGTTGTCATCGCACCGATCACCACTGGTTTCACCGAAATCTTCAAACGATATACACCTGCAGAGGGCAAACTGCTACCCGTTCTATCAATTGGAACGGGTATTTTACTGGCCTGCGTTTGGGCGATGGCTTTTGACCATCTTCCCTTAATCGGTGCTTATGCGATGGCAGGACTGCTGTCAGGACTTGCATCCGTTGGCGTTTATCAAATTGTTAAGCCTAACTAGGAGGTAAAATAGTATGAGTTATACCATCAACAAAGAATTTGCTTTGGGTGCAAATGAAGGTTCATCGCAAGTAGCTAATCGACTTTACATTATCCTACATGATGTAGGTGCAGAATCTGGCGCGCGCGCAAATGCCGCTTACTTCAAAAACAATATTGCTGCTGAAATTGCTTATACGGCATTTGTTGTAGGCGATGGCGGTCAGGTTTATCAAGTTGGTGAACCCGGCTATGTTCAGTGGGGCGCTGGGGCAGTGGCAAATGCTAACAGCCCGGTCCAAATTGAACTTGGCCACACTAGTGATCCCGAAACTTTCAAGAAGGATTATGCCGTTTATATTGAGCTTGCACGTGATATGGCTGCTCAATATGGAATTCCGACTAGTTTGGACGCTGGCGGTGCTGGAACGCCTGGCATCAAGTCTCATTTGTGGGTAACGCAGCATATTTGGGGTGATCACACTGATCCTTATGGTTATCTAGCACGTTGGGGCATTACAAAGGAGAAGCTGGCGGCCGACCTTGCTAATGGGACAACTACCGTAGATGCATCTACAAGCGCACCAGCAGCACAAAGCACGCGTGCGCAAGCAATTGTATCTGGTAATGTGAACGTTAGCTACGGTTTGCATTTGCTCGGTGGCAGTTGGCTTGATGAGGTTACTAATTTTGGCTCTGGTGACAATGGTTTTGCTGGTATTCCTAATTGTCAGCACGATCTGCTGTATATCAAAGTTGATCATGGTAGCGTTAAGTATCGCGTCCACACAGTTCAAAGTGGTTGGCTGCCTTGGGTAGCCAAAGGTGATCGCAATGATACGGTCAACGGCTGTGCCGGTAATGCTGGCGAAGTGATTGATGGAGTCCAGATCATCTTTCTTACTCCTGCTGGTGAGCCGTACCAGCAAGCGTATTACCGCAGTCAGACGACACAACGGACTGGCTGGCTCGGCGTTGTGTGTGATGATGGCACGAGTTTGCCACAGTACACAGACACATACGCCGGCATGTTTGGAGAACCACTTGATCGTTTGCAAATCGGTATTAGTTCGATCAATCCATTTTAA